TAACAGTTTCTTCTCTGTGCAAGATACTTACCTGATTGCCGATCAATAGTATACCGAAGTTCATAGGAGTAAACTTCATACGCTCGCCAAGCAGTATATCTCTATCAATAACACCATCGCTGATACTGCCGCTTTCATCATAGATGCTTGCGACAATCTTTTGTACAACACCTAGCTTCTTAACTCTAGCAGGCGCTGTTAACCAAATAGGAACAGCAAAAGTTAGTGTTGCAATATCAATTTGCTCGTCTACACCAACAGGCACGGCTCGGTTACTCCATTGTGTTTGTAGCAGTTCGATATAACTTAGACTGGTCCAATCTAGATAGTTGTCTGTGCTTTGTATTTCCAGTGCAGGATTAAATAATACAAGTATCTGTTCTAGTAATTGTAGCTTCTGTGTTGTATTACTTGTCCAAATATCAACATTCATTGTAAGTTGGTATGGTACAGGCATTAGTCGCTCAACTGTATAAGCATTGCCCTGTTGTGTAGTATATTCGCCAGTATCCTGATCCAACTTACGCATCCGGATATGACGCTTGTCAACAAATGTAGGCTCTTGTCTACGCTCCGGTTGATACTCCATTGCTGTTACATAGCAGCTAATCATTGGAGTAGGAACAATTTTGTTCTCGCTATTCTCTCTGATTAGACTAGAGACCATACGTGTTGCATCGCCATATTTAGTGGGTACAGTTACAAGAGTTGTATTACCATCTCTGTCCTTGCCATACTCAACTTGGAAGTTAGAGAAAGCACGTATAAACTGTAATAGGAAGCGTCTTACTTGTTCATCATAGAAAAATGTTTGTGCCATTAATCTTCCTTAGCCTCTAGTGCACTACTTAACGCCTGTCGTTGATCCATTGTAGTATTATCGTCTCTTGTGGTTGTATTGCTATTGTTAATAAATCCATCACGTAGAGTATTTCCTGTGCCAGGTGTTAGTCTGCTACGTACATCATCTTCTACCTTAACCCAACGTGTACCGCTATATCTAAACAGTCTGTTTGGTAAAAAGTCTAGACGTAGTATATAGTCGCCTTCTAATGCACTAGACGGGAAAGTAGTGCCCATTGTAATAGGATGTCCGTTTGGTGCAAGTCCGTCACCAACTAAGTAGCCATCGTATGCTTTTACACTGGTTGGACTAATACGTGTGCTACTACTGTCAACTGTGGTACTATCGGATGCAGTGCCTGTTTCATCTGCATTATGGCCTTTAGGCTCCTGCGGTCTGCCAAGTTCGTCTGTAGGTACTACGTAGTATTTGCTGGTATCGTATCCACTTTCTGGAACTTCCACTTCAGCTTGTTCTACAACCTTATTAGTGACTTCGAGCTCTTTTTGGTATGTGCTGAGCAAATCACGTAAGGTTGCGCCAGTACTATCGCCATCTTCATCGACCTGTATCTTGTTAAGAATGTCGTTGTATTCTTGACTGTCTACTAGTGGTGTACATTTTACACGCCATAGGTGTGGCCACCATGTAGGAGAATATCCTTCTGTTGGGCGTGTGCCCTCTTGTACAACGTAATAACGTTTAAGTGCTACATCTAGGCTAGTATCTAGAGCGTTATAATCTTTTAGGTGTGGTAATTCTAACACATCACCTGCCATTAGCCTGCGACCTAGGATACGATCCATATCCTGTAGATGGAATGTAATAAAAAGCGTATCATTCTGTAGGAACAATCCGAATTGACTGAGATCAAAGTCTGTATCTGCTACATTGTAGATACCTCGCATTGTATAAACATCTTGGTCATACTTGCGGTCTCTGTTCTCTAGAAACAGGAAATCCTGTATAGCAAGTGGATCATCCTGAGTAGTCTGCGGCTGGCTAGCATCTGTGCTAGATCCCTGGTCAATGATGCCTAGGTATTTGTGTACGTTGATACCCGTACCGCCCACAGTAAACATTTCTGATATACGGCGGTCAAAAAACTTAAAATCGTTGGTGTGAGCACCATCTTTCCACAATGAGAGTCTAGGCATAAAAAATATCCTTATCGTATAGTATTTATGGCAAAAATGGTTGACGCTCTTGTACTATGTGCTAATATGTATATATAGGAAATGAGGAGCAAGCATATGTTTATAAGCGAATGGAAGAAGTCGGATTGGCGTTCAACGGAAACGTGGGAGTCAGTTAACTGCTCAAGCGGTGATGTGACAATCACTAAGATTGGTGAGAAATTTATAGCTCGTGATCCCAACGGTATGCTGGTTTCTCAGTTCCCGGATACCTGGGAAAACACTGTTCGGATGATGGAATCTTGCTTTGATTGGCGTGTAGATTTAGGTGAAAAAATAGCCTAAAACGGTTGACGAAACCCTTATACGTGCTAATATGTATATATAGGAAATGAGGACCAAGCAAATGAACAAGATTTACGCAGTTATCGAAGATCTGGACAACAAGCGCAACGAACAGGGTTTTGAGACTCGTTGGAGCATGTTTGACGAAGAGATTGTTGATCTCAACGACCGTGTTGTTAACGAAGAGCGTGATATGTATCGTGTAACTTATCGTGCTTTTGACGAGAACCTGCAGGAATATGAGTTTAGCTCGTTCACTGCTACCAACACTGTAGAGGGTTTTTGGAGAGCGGCTGAGTCCGTTTTCCAGCAGGCCAAACGTTCCGTTGGTGACTGGCATGTGTTCGTTGAGGGCTTTGAGCTTGTTGAAGACGGTAGCTTCCGACTTACTACCGGTTCATAAAGGTTGACATAAGTATGGGTAAGATAGTAGACTTCAAAACAAGGCAAGAGATACCTATCTCTACTCTGCAACGTGAATGGGTTGAAACTGTAGCGAATGAGTCTATAGACAACTTAGACATTGCAGACATCATGGGCCTTATCGAAGGCATGGAGAATTACTTTGGCAATCAAGACCCGCAAACGCAAAAAGACAACAACTCGCAGTCGTAAGACTGGTTTTGCTGCTATTAAGATAGATAGTGGTTATACCCATTTTAAGCGAGTAGCTCACTTTGAAGTAGATTCAAAGGAGTGCTCTGCTGTTATTAAATCATGGGTTCGAAAAAATTATGATAAAACTACTGCGTCAGCTATTCTAAAGAATGAGGAATGGCGATTCAACAAGAGTCATATTGCTGCCTATTGTTATTGGACGAGTCTCGAAGATGTAGAGCCTGCTCCTGATGATAGTGTAGAATGGATGACTGAATACTTTGCAGAGCTTGCAGAGCGTGGCAAAAGTCTGGTCAAAGAGCAGAAAAAAGAGGAAAAGAAGAAGGCTAATGTGCATACTCCTAGTATTCAGGAGCGTATGCGAGAACAGCTCAGCGAGATTGTAGGGCAGTTTGAGGTATGGCTAGACGAACAGCCCACTAAAGATGTACCCAAGTTCTTTGATTGGCTTAAAAAGAATAACGTTGCACAGGCACACATCAGTAAGATCCGTGAGTATTATGTACCTATGCATGCAGAGTTTGAAGCATTGCTCCAAAAGGATTGTGATCCTGAGCTAAAAGAAGGCTATAGCCATCTAACAAAAGCAGAAATCAAACAGCACATCAAATGGTTTGAGTCACTGTTTTCTGACTTAGATGCTTACAACAACCTCAAGCGAGCAACACGTAAAACCCGTGTAAAGAAGGCGCCTAGTACTGAGAAGCTAGTAAGCAAGCTCAAGTACAAGAAGGATGATGCACGTTATAAGATTGTTAGCATTGATCCCGCTAAGATTGTAGGTGCTACAGAGCTGTGGGTGTTCAACACTAAGAACCGCAAACTAGGCAAGTATGTAGCAGAAGATGGTGTAGAACTTACTGTAAAAGGCACTACACTACAGTTCTTTGATGCTAACAAGAGTGTCTGCAAGACCCTGCGTAAACCTGAGGAACAACTAGCAGCGTTTGGCAAAGCAGGCAAAGTAGCACTTCGTAAGTTCTTAGATGATATCAAAGCAACAGAAACTAAGATGAATGGAAGGCTAAACGAACACACTGTTCTACTCAAGGTTTCCTAATAAATACATTATAAGGAAACGAATATGGCTGTTGACCTAACTACTGCAAGAAAAGACATACAAGACTACATATACTTCCGCTTAGGCGGCGATATGGTTGATGTTGAACTTGACCCAGCACACTATGATATGTGCATTGACCAAGCTATTAGGAAGTATCGTCAAAAGGCACAAGCTGCTACAGAAAGCAGTTATGTGTTCTTAGAAATTGTAGAAGGACAACAGGAGTATACACTTCCTGATGAGATCCAAGAGGTACGACAGGTATTTCGTCGTAGCGTAGGCAGTGGTTCAAGTGATACCGGTACACAGTTCGAGCCATTCGAAGCAGCCTTTGTTAACACTTATTTGCTACAAGCTGGGCGTGTTGGCGGACAAGCAACCTATGAAATGTACTATCAGTACCAAGAACTAAGTGCAAGACTGTTTGGTGGCTTTGTAAACTTTGATTGGGATAGAGTAAACAAAAAGATTACACTCCTACGTAAGTTTGAAGCAAGCGGCGAAACAATGGTGTTATGGTGTTACAATACACGCCCTGATAGCACTCTTCTTAATGACACAAAAACCCAGCCATGGATTCAAGACTATAGCCTAGCACTAGCAAAGTATACACTAGGTGAAGCACGTAGTAAATTCTCAACTATTGCAGGTCCACAAGGCGGCACTAGCATGAACGGTGACACACTTAAGGCAGAAGCACAAGGTGAGATGCAACAGCTAGAACTAGATCTCAAAAACTACGTAGACGGTAGTGATCCACTCAGCTTTATTATTGGCTAATACACATAAACTTGTTATAATATAAACATGATCGTAGGATTAGTAGGACTTATTGGGTCTGGCAAAGGCACTGTGGGCGACATGCTTATAGAACAGGGCTTTGTGCAGGCTAGTTTTGCAACACCGCTAAAAGATGCTGCCGCTAGTATCTTTAACTGGGACAGAGAAATGCTAGAAGGTATTACACCTGAAAGCAGAGCATGGCGAGAAGTTACAGATACTTGGTGGGAGGAACGCTTAAACATTCCAAACTTTAGCCCACGCCTTGCACTACAACTGTTAGGCACTGAAGTATTTCGTAACCACTTTCACCAGGACACTTGGATACTAAGCATGGAAGCAAGACTACGTGATGCAAAGCATGATGTAGTGATTACAGATGCACGTTTCCCTAACGAGATAAACATGATCCGCAGACAGGGCGGTGTAGTAGTAAGAGTAAAACGTGGTGCTGATCCTGAGTGGTTTGGTCTAGCAGAAACTAATCCAGATAGCATGCCTCAGGTGTATCCAGATGTGCATGCTAGTGAGTATAGTTGGTGCAGTATCACACCTAACTACTTGATTACTAACGACGGCACACTAGAAGAACTACAAACAACAGTCATAGATCTTCTTGAAGATCTCCACGCTGCCAGCCAGTCCTAGATACTTCTACATTACAATTCAAACATAGTGTAACTAGGTTACGAGAACTGATATGTTCTCTGTTGCCGTTTACATAATATACAGTCATCTGCTCTGGAATCTTAGGTTTAAAGTTACAGTTCTCACAGTTAGCTTTCATCCTGTAACCTGCTAGATACCAACGTGGTTGTTTTGGTATTTTTACTTTTTTCTTTTTACGATCACAACTATCGCAAATTTTTCTATAGTAAGTAACACCTTCGCGGTGATAATTTACTGCACAAGGCTTGGAATTACATTCAGAACACACGGGTCTCATAGCACCCTTATTTACACGAAAAAAACACGAACCTTTAAAGGGCAGGCTCTAAACTGGTTGATTTTGATGCCATACGATAAATAGTATAACAAAATCTTTTCTAATAAGGATGAATTAACATGGCATTAGTATCACCAGGCGTCGAAGTTACAGTTATTGATGAGAGTCAATACGTACCAGCAGACACAGGAACAGTTGCAAGCATTATTGTTGCAACAGCACAAGACAAAACAGCAGGCAGTGGCTCAGGCACAGCCGTTGGAACAACAGCCGCTAACGCAGGCAAAACATATCTTATTGGCAGTCAGAGAGAACTTACTGCTACATTTGGTAATCCTAACTTCTATAAGACAGCAGCAGGAACACCAATTCATGGATATGAAATTAACGAATATGGATTGATGGCAGCATACAGTTTACTTGGGGTAAGCAACAGAGCATATGTTACTCGTGCTGATATTGATCTAGCAGAACTAAGCGCAAGTACAAGTCGTCCAACAGGTGCGCCAAGTACAGGTACAATTTGGTTAGATGCAGGTGCAGACAGTCGTTGGGGCATTTTCCAATTTAACGCTAGTACTCGTGCATTTACAAATAAAGTTCCAACTGTTATTACAAGCACAAGCGATTTAGTTGGTGGTGTGCCATTAACTTCAATTGGTGCCATTGGTGACTATGCTGTGGTTGCAACAAACGTTGCTAATCCAACCTACTACAAAAACCGTAGTAACACATGGGTACTAGTTGGTTCTAGTGCATGGCAGACAAGCTGGCCAGCAACACAAGGCACAACAGCAAGCCCAACTCTTGTAAATGGTAATACTATCGTTATTAACAGCACAACAGTTACACTATCCGGCACAACAGTAAGTGCACTAGCAAGTAGCATTAACAGCGCAGCAATTACTGGTGTTACAGCAGCCGCAGTTGATAACAAGATCGAGCTATATGCCACAAGTTCAGCAGCAAGTGACGGTTCAACCACAGACGGAAAGATCACACTAGCTAACGGTAGTGGTACAATCCTAAGTGCTTCTGGTCTAACAGCAGGTACATACGCATGCCCACTTGTTCAACAGAGTGAGCACTATACTGTTCCAGAATGGAAGAGCACAGATACTACACCACGTCCAAGTGGTAGTGTTTGGGTAAAGACCACCACAAGTAACCTAGGTGCAAATCTAGATGTAAGTGTTTACTCAACAACTACTGCACAGTTTGAACAAGTAACTGCTCCTCTGTATGAGAACGACCAAACTGCTCTAAAGAATTTAGATTCTACAGGTGGTAAAGCAATTACTGTTGGCGCATATTATACACAATTTGATACAAGTGAAAATGATACAGTAACCTATAAGATTTTCCGTAGATATGCTACAGGTATCTTAGAAGTTACAGGACTTGTAAATGACGCAAATCCAATCACTAGCAGTGAGCAGTTTACAATTCAAGCAAGCGCAGCTAATAGTACAACACTAACA